TCACTCGCCCTCTACTTGCACTGCTGTTTATATAACTGATTTACTCCTGTCGCCGCTAATCCGCTGGCCATTCCGACCGCAACTGCATTGATCACATCACCGGCTGGAAAGTCCGGCATTGTGTAGAGTCCGGCAACGCCCAGAACTCCGCCACATACAGCCATGATGACCGGAATCCATTTATCTGGAATTTTCTCATATGCCTTGCAGCCAAGTCCAATTACATAACAGATTGCTACGATCCCTACTACTGTTCCTATTGTACTAATATCCATGCTTAATCCTCCTGATCATGCGCTTGCTTATTTATATGCTTCTGAATCTTGTCTATTGCTTCTGTAACAGGTCCATTACATCCCTGTTCTTTCAAACCTTTCAGACAAGCCAGGATTCCATAAGTAAGCAAACATTGTTCTGATTTCATTCTTTCTATCTCTTTATCCTGCTCATTCTGTCTTAAATACCACTTGTATACTGCGAAAACAGCGGAAAAGATAACCACTACGGCCGTTAATAAGCTTCCAGCAGTAATGATTGTGTTTACGTCTACATACACTCTGTGTACCTCGATTCTTTAATTTTGCGCATAAAAATAAGACCTTACGGTCTCGCTCTAATTTCCATATATTCACCTCTTTGCATAGCAAAAGAGAGGTTAATTCCTCCCTTTTCATCTTCTGTCTTTGATAAAATTTAAAGATTTTTAACATTAATAAATAATCAGTTCAACATGCTCAATATCTTATTCATGATTCTTTTTACATCGAGTTGCATCCATGATTTTATTTCTATTACTTCATCTTTAATCTCTCTTATTTTTTTCAAATCCTCTTCGCTTATTTCATTAAAATTTTGTTCATAAATGCGTTTCTCAACCATCTCGTTCATGTGCTTTATAACGCTTCTTATATCTGCTGCGATATCCTTAGCATCTACATTTTCATATAAAATATCAGAGGCACTAAAACAAAAATTAAATAATTCTACATTATAATTCAACATCTCCCCTTTGATATAATTATATTTTTCTAGGTATTTTATTGATCTCTCCAAATTTGTAGATTGCATCACACCTTCAAATGATTCTCTTAACTCATCCAACATGCGATCGGTTTTACTTATTTTTTCTATAAGCATACTTTCATAATTAATAATTATATCTATCTTCTTGTTTTTCTTATCCCTTACACCAGACCTCCAGTTATTAATAATAATAGCCAATATAGCAACCAAAACAGGTGCAAACCCCATAACTAAATCTACACACGGGTATCTTAAAATAAATTCATTATATGTCATCCTCTCTCTCCTTCCACCGCCATTATACAGCAGAAGAAACGGATTTCCAAGAAATATTCATTTCTTGTTAACTGCCTCGCATATAATCTTGTGATACCTCCTTGGTACAGATTTTATCCCCAGTAAGTAATAATAAAATTTATTCTAATCGGCACTGAACCAATATTGGTATTAAATACTGCATGCCAAGCTCCTTTCTGATAAGTGCATCCTTCTACATGCACGCCAGTAGCAGCCCCATCACCATTCGATACCATCACTGCCGTATTTCCATTTGAGCTATTGCTAACACCCAACAAACTATTAATTTCTGAGTTGCTAAATAATTGTCTTGATGTTCCAGTCTTGCCAGCAGTTAACACTTTGGTTCCTGCAGTCATCCTATGTACGTTTCTAGGATAGAAATCGATCAGGCTACTCATACCTCTGCCATTCACATACGTATCCATATCATTAACTACTACGGACGGTACTGATGCCGATCCGCCCTCATGTGATGCCTTCGTTGAAATTCTCGTAGATGAATTCCTAAGATATGTTTCTGCTCCATCTACACCTATTTCCAAATCTCCTATAAATACCTTTGCGCAATCGACACCCTCTCCTAATCGAATCTCGTCACCTTTGAAGGATGCAAGTTCTTCAGTCCCCTTCCTAACTTGTACACTGGTTCCATCTATAAACACATTGAATCCAGCAGCATTACCGATCGTAGCTGTTGGCGCATATACTGGTTCGGATGCCACTCTCCAGTTTATGCCGTCATATGTGAAGGTTACGGTTGCTCCGTCGGTCCAATATACATCCCGGACACCTTGGATATACATTGCTTTTGCACCTGTACCAGCAATATTAAGTGTTGGACTGGATGCGGTATTTGCATAAGTAAATTTAACAGCTACTGTTGCTCCGGCTTTTAACGAAAGTGAACCAGCCGCCAAACTTGCAACTTTCGCTACGGTTCCAGCTGCAGTATCGCATGTCGCATAGAGCATTTGTCCATCTTTACCAGCTGTTCCTGTCTGCCCTTGTGGCCCCTGTGGTCCTTGTGGTCCTGTATTACCTTTTACACCTTGTGGTCCGGTCGCACCAGTATCACCTTTCACTCCCTGAGGTCCCTGAGGACCTGTAGCTCCTGTGGCTCCCTTATCTCCTTTTTCGCCTTTCGCTCCTGTTTCACCTTTGATCTTACTCCATGTATAAGCTCCCACCGTAGTAGGATCCGCCCGATTAAAGTCCGTACACTGTCCAATGTAATCCCCGACTGTTTCTCCAGAATTTGATGTGAATGTCTTACCGCCATCATTGGAGTATTTAATGTGCAAGTATGATGTTTTCCCATCTGCACCATTGGTTCCTGGGATTCCCTGTGTTCCCTGTGCGCCCTGTAAGCCTTGGAATCTGTACCAGGTATATTTGCTTGGATCTGTCGAATCCTGTTCTGTATAGTCCACGTAGGTTCCGATATAGGTATTCGGTATTTCTGACATCTGAGATGAGGTTGGATTCTCTACAGGGGAATATTTTATATGGAAGTAACTGGTCTTTCCGTTCGTTCCATCTTTGCCTGCCGGTCCTTGGGGACCTGTTGCTCCGGTGGCACCTGTCTCTCCTGTTGGACCGGGGATACCCTGTTCACCTTTCTCACCTTGTAACCCCTGCAAGCCTTGTGGTCCTTGTTCACCTTGTGGGCCCTGGGGACCTTGAAATTTACTCCACCGATACTTTGTCGGATCTTCAGAATCAGCTTTTTCAAAATCTGCATACTGTCCCATATATGTTTTCCCGACAGTATCTGTTGTCGAAAATCCAGTTTTTCCATCCGCACTGGTCGCATAAGCAAAATGCACATAACTCGTCTCGCCGTTCTCTCCATTTTTCCCTGGAATTCCATCTGCACCATCTTCGCCGTTGTCGCCTTGGAATTTTCCCCACGTATATTTCGATGGATCTGTACTGTCATCCAGTTCATAATCTGCATAAGTTCCAATATATTTGTTTGGTGTTTCCGTCATGTCACTGTATGATGTCGGGTTCGGTACCGCCGAATATTTCATATGGAAATATGTTGTTTTACCATCTTTACCCGCTGTTCCCGGAATGCCCTGCTCACCTTTTATCTTTACCCATGTGTACTGCGTCGGATCGGAAAGATCAGCTTCTTTCGCAAGCCGGTTCGTAGCGATTCCGAGATAATCTTTTCCGTAAGCATTGGCCGAAATTCCCGTTCCATTTTCATCATCTGCAAAGGCTGTCCATGTATAAAAATTACGATTCTTAGCGATCTTCTCAAATCGCTCTGCCAACTCCATAACTTTTGCATCAATACCGCTTCCCTGTCTTACATAATCCCCTAGCTCTGCTTCTTTTGTATCGTTCGATTCTGACATCTCTAATTTCAACAGTCTTGCAGTAAGATATATATTATCGTCATCATCAACAATGGATACCGTGTCACCTACCTTCACCCCATCTGGAAGATATAACAACTCTACCTCATAGGTAACAGCTTCATCACAGATCTTCTTAAGACTGGATACGGCTCGATTGCACAATTCAGATTTCGATGTCGTATCGTATGTAAAGGATTTTACGATATGTCCAACATCATTCTTATTCTTTTCTGTCTTAATCTGATACCGGCTCCACTTTTCCAGTGCTTTCCGGGATTTCACATAGGATCCTTCTACATAAAAATCTCCATCATCGTACTTATAACCATTTAATGTAATCGGATTTTCTGATCCTTCCGGTGTTCCGCCGGTACAGCGGTATGCTGTTGCAAGATCTGCGATGGAACTCTTGATTCGAAATCCGCTAACCTCTTTGCCAACATTCAAAGTAACACCCGAATCATTCCCCCTATTCTTATACACATTGATGTATTTTCCAGTCACAGCCATATTCTCGACTTTGAAGCCAAATCCAATCTCAGCGTTGTCAAACTGTGTAGCTACACTCAGTAATCTCTTTGTCGCTGTGTCTTCACCATCCCAGGACAACTTTCTTGTAAGATTACTTACCTCATTGATTCCGATTTCAAATCCAGAATCATATGCAAATTTATTAATGTAATAGGCAATGTTATAAGCTTTATCTGCAGCATATTTTCCGACCACTTCATTTAACAGATCCAGTCCCGCATCTTCAGCATAGATGGAGGCATCCCTTTGAATCGGATCTATCGTCGAATCAATAATCGTATATACTTCCACTTCACTGCTGTCCGCACTCTGTTTTAAGATGAAATTTCCTACTGCAGCAAGCTTCTTCACATCAACTTCCTGTTCTTCGTCCTCATCCGGATTTACAAAATTGTAATCCAAATTGCATTCAAAGATTGCCACGCCTTCGGATATTTCTTCTGTCTTTTTATCATTTGTAATTATTAGTCCCTTCGGCAGTCCGGTAGATGCTGATCCAAGAATGTTCATTGCCCTGTCAGCAAAATATATGATCACAAGAACACCTCCCTGTACTTCATTTTAAACGTCGGTTTCTTCGCCCAGCTGGAGCACAAGCATTGAACCTGATTAACTCCCGGCTTCAAGCAAAATGTTTCCCAGTCATTTCCAAGAGCTCCCAGATCCGGCTTTGGCAGACCATTCATCCGGATTGATCCATCTGAACAATTTGCAATCAAACTGCAGTCCTGCGCAAATTTATTCGGTACATCTCTCCATTTTTCTACGTGCAACTTTTGAAAATAAAAAGCATTGATCCCGTTGTATGTAAGATACTTATTCCCTGATCTTGTTCCTCTCTGCTTAATCGCAATCTGAATCTTGGCACATTTCATATCCGCTATTTCCGGAATATTGAAGCTCGGATAACTGCCATTATAGAAAAATGTAAGTTTACTGCCTTCTTTTCTAAGATCACAATGTCCCCAGTTCCAGTACCACGGATTTTGCTTCCGCAGATGACTTGTCATATAAGTGTACGTTTTCAGCACACGTCCCGCCTGCTGATCGGTACTCTTCTTGTTCGGATTGTAGCAGACTAGATCATAATGTCCTGTATTTCCGCTCATATCCGATTTATACCAGTTCACACCGGCAATAAGCTTATCGTCTGCTGTCAGGTAGTTAATACACATTTCTCCGGTCTGTCCCATCAATCCGGCATAAAACAGGATATGGAAATAAGAATAAAAGTTCTGACACCCTTCCTGATCACCGGTTGAGTCCGCCGGAAGAATGATGGTTCTGAGTCCACCGTTTGCGCGGCCAACCTGTTGCCCTGCAGACTTCAAAGAGAGGAACTTGGTATTAAACCATGTTGATGTTCCGAGGGATCCTTTTGCTCCGTAGAAAGGATGCATAAAATCCGTTCCAGATGTATCATCCGGTGCATTGAAAAAGTCCTGAAGCGTAGCCAATGTCTCATTTTCTTTGTACGTCTCCCCATCTTCCTCTTCGATGTTTCCGAACTGTAAAATATGTTTATCCTGATCAACGAATCCGACAAATCCATTCTCTCCATTTTCCATCGCTGCTTCGAACGTTGGATGTGCTTTATACGTTCCTTTATAATCAACAACAAATGTTGTCCCGTCATCTGCAGTTGGCGCAACCTCGTACTCTTCTACGGAATATTTAAATGGATCTGAGCAATAGAACTCAATTTCTGCAGTGATCGCATTCCTGCCATGCGGCACATCGCCGGCATTCACCTTCGTTCCAACATAATACTTATCCGGTTCGTCCAAGAAGATCAGCTTCGCTTCTGCCACATCAAGTAATGAATTCAATTTGTTATAAGCATTCCGGAATTCCGCATTACTCTTAGCGATCAGCTGATACCCGACAGTGATCGTTCTCGGCTTATACCGTTTTCTTCGATATCTGGATCCATCCATAATCTCCGTATCCAAATCTGTAATTTCTGTTTCGATCATCTCCCGGCCGGACACATATAGTGTCCGATATCCGGGGATTACATTTTCAAAATAGACTCCGTTAAAATTGAGAGCTTCGGAGGGCAGTATCTGCTCTTCCTGTCTCTCTGTAGTGTCTACAAATTTATACATATCTGCCCTCCTTATCTCATGCCTTTCTTTCGAAGATCTCTTTTCTGCTGCTGTTCAATTTCTTCTTTGGTGTATTTCGCTGTTGCCTTCGCCACCTGCCTGCCGTCTACTTCAACAGGGACGTAAATGGTATAGGTTTCGTTTCTGGTGTAGTCATAATCATCATTCAGATCTTCGATGCCGATTCTTAATCCAGCTCCAATTTCCGGAACAGGAACTAAATCCGGAATGTCTACCAGTTTCCATGCTGCCTTTTTCGCATCTGTGACCCTATCAGAAATTCCATTTACCCATCCTTCACCGAAATAGCCGCCCAGTTTATGAGTAACCTTGGACGGACTTCCAATCTTAGCTTTTGCTACAATTGCCGCCTCTGCTGCAGCTGCCAACTGCGCTGCGACAGATCTTACACGTCCGACCTGACTTGCCATACCATTTGCAAGACCAGCGCCTATATACACACCACAGCTGTATGAACCAGATCCGGCTGATCGCATTGCCACTACCGTGGATGCAGACATGGATCTTGCTGTGGATACTGCCCGGTTCATTCCATTGCGGACTCCGTTATTGAAGTTGTTTCCAACAGCATTCCCGGAGCTTTTTGCCTTTCCTTCTGCATTTGTAAATTGACTGATCAGCGCATTGATAGCAGATTTTGCCTTACTTCCCAACGCATCCAGTCCGGAATTTACCACATTTACACTGGCTCGCATACTCGTGAGCGAGCTTTGAGCGCTTTTGGCATTACCGGCTATGGATTTCATGCTTGAATTGACAGACTTTAATGCTACCACCATTGCAAGGGTGCCAACTGCGCCACCTGCCATAGCTGCTCCAAACGCAACCACTACAACAGCCGATGTTCCCATTCCGGCCGCAAGACCTAATGATAATGCTGTTAAGGCTGTCAGTGCTCCTACTGTTGCTAAAGCTCCGGATGATACGGCAGGGAATGCAGCTCCCATCAACAGAAGTCCGGCACCAGCTACTGTAAGACCGGCACCAAGGGCCAGTGTGCCTGCTGCCAGAAGCAACACACCCGCTGCCGCTATCAGGACAGCTGCGCCAACTAATACAAGTCCTGCACCTACCACTACAAGTCCGGCACCAAGAACAATGCATCCTGCTCCGGCTACTGCAGCCCCAGCGCCAAATACGATCATGCCTGCTCCGAGAGTTGCGATGCAAGCCGCTCCCTGAATTCCATATTGCACAATGGTCGGAAGCACACCTGCTACTATGGCAAGCCCAACACTTGCCAGCAGTGCTCCGGTTGAAACCAGTAATATAGCTACACCAAAGGCAACGAGACCTACTGCTCCGGCTGTCAATGCCGGTCCTAGTGCTGCTGCGCCAAGGGCAAGTCCGGCAATTGCCGCAACCATACCAACCATACAGCCTATAGCAAGCGGTCCCGCATTCGCCAGATTAACAGCCGCCAGTGATAATACAGCAATCCCCGCTGCTGCAATCAGGACAGCTGCACCAAAGGCAATGAATCCTGTTGCTCCGGCCGTCATAGCCGGCGCCACATTTTTGGCAACGACCATTAATCCTGCCACTGCTCCTGTCATGCCGATCAGTACTCCTGCTGCCAGTGGTCCAGCTTGTGCGATTTGCACGGCTGAATATGCCAAAAGGGAAAACCCTGCCGCTATCAATGCTACTCCCGCTCCGATCGCTACAAATGCTTTTGCTGATTCTAGGATAGTTCCTGATGATTCTTTACTTGCAGTGCCTACCGCTTTTTCGCCCGCTGCTACGCCAAATAACTTACCTGCCAGTGTCGCTATTCCTTTTCCTGTCATGCTTACAATTGCGCCCGCAAAAGTTTTGACACCAGGGGCAACTGCACTGACTATTTTAAAGCCTTTAAAAGCAACATATAATTTCGGTAACAGTGTAATCGCTTTTGCCACTTCTTTATCATGATCTTTTAGAAAATCCGCAAATGTAGTCAATGCACCTGTTGCTGTTCCCATGCTTTCAGAGAAATTATCCACACTTTCCTTTTTTCCAAATGCTCCGGTAAGTTCCTGTACTTCGTCAATAATCGCACCCGCTGCCTCTCCAAAGGCTGTCCCTACCTCTTTTGCATCTGTTTTCAACACGTTCCAGTATGGAGATATAAGTTCGATTGCTTTTGGAATTCCAACGGACAATTTGTCAAATCCCGCCTCCACCTTACCGGTCATCCCATTGATTGCATCAATCACTTTAGACTTTGCGAAAGTATCATAAAGCTTCATCATTCCGCTTACTGCAGATGCTTCCAAGTTGCCCATAGCGCCTTCAAATGTTGTTACGGATGTGGCTGCTTCTTTCGCCATGTCAGTCATACCAATGTTATTGATAGCCTGTCCGAGCATGTCTGCGGTAATTGCACCCTTTTCCATTGCTCCTTTGAAGTCGTTACCTAATGTTGGATTCAGCTTAATCAGCTCTTTCCGCAAGCCTCCAGCAAGCTGCGGACTGGCATTAATGATCTGGTTCCAATCCTGAGCATGTAAAGCTCCTGCTGCCATTGCCTGTGAAAACGCAAGTGCTACCGAGGAATATTCCTTTGCACCTCCGCCAAATACAGCAACTGCATTACCGACCGCTTCCGTCAACTTGTCTGCGTCTTTGATTCCATTTGCCGAAAATGCGCCGAATGTACTCATAACATCCTGCAGGGAGAATACTGTTTTATCCGCATATGTTTTTAATGTACCTGTTGCTCCGGCTATTCTTTGTATCTCCGCTTCGGAATACCCGGAAAATCTCATAGCTGCCTGCAACTTATACATGGAATCCGATGTTTCTATCGTCTCTTTCGACAAATCACTGACTGAATTTGTCACCAGCGACATCGCCTTTCCACCGATTGCAGCCATTGCACCAAATCCAAGACCACCGGTGAGAGTGGTTTTCAGATTATTCGCATATCCCTGGCATGATTTCATAATGGATGAAAAGTTTTTGTCCTGCGCTGATAATATTGCTTTTACACTATACGACTCTGCCATCCTCTCACTCCTCTCTATCCAGCAGTTTAGTTATTCCAGCAAATCTGGATGGTTTCCTTCGATTCTTCATTTTTTTCAGTTCTTTATCGAAATCAAAGAACTGCCGGAATCTCTTGTAAACTGGTTTGGTCTTGCCTTTACCGGCTTTCTTTTCTGCCTTTACCGCAAAATTCAAAAATGCCTGACGATGTTCATGTAAACTTTCGTCAAGCATCCGAAGTTCTAAAGCCTCCATCATAAGTTCATATTCTGCCAATGTCAGCTGATCCACCTGTTTAAATGACGTGAAGCCAAAATACCGGAAGCAATTCCTTGCTACGGTCTTATATAGGTCTTCTTCTACAGCTCCTGAGCCTTCTTCTTCGCCATCTGTTCTTCGTACTCTTTCAAAATCTCTTTCACTGCTTTCTTGGTAGCATTTGCTTTCGATAAAAAATCTTTTGTTTTCTCCATGAGTTCATCGATGTCTACCTCTTCCGAATCAATGTAAGAATCTAACATTGCCTTTGTTACTCTTGGATTCTCTCCCTTATTTGCCAAATCTAACAGATCTACCAGCGCGTTCGGTTCCTGATCAACCACAACACTAGCGATCAGATACCTTGCTCCTATTTCTTTTGTGGTTCCCGGCATTCCCTGAACCGGAACTACGGTAAGCTTATTTGCTTCTCTTAAGAATCCCATTCCGAATTTAAACTGATATACTGTTCCATTGATTGTAAGTTCCATCATATTGTTTTATCTCCCTTCTGTGCGATGTCGCACATCAAAAAGAGGACGAATCTTCTCGTCCTCTTAAGCTCCTGTCTTCTGAGTGTCTGCAAATACATATGCTGCTACTTCCTGCTGTTCTGCAGTAACCGTTGCATAGCCATCTACGCCTTTTCCTTCCAGCCCAAATGTCAACGATAACTCAACATTATCCTCTGCATTGGATGTCTTATCAATTTCCGTAAGATATCCCTGGAAGTATTTTGCCTTAAATTTATCAGTCGAGCTCGCCTGCGGCTCTGCTAAGTTTACTTCCCAGATCTCCATCTTTTCGTCATCATCGAGTGCTGCTTCCAGCTCATCGATGAACTTATCTCCTTTTTTTAAAAGGCTTGATGCTGTGATTTCTCCTTCTGCTGCTCCCGGTGTACGTACTGTGCCGTCTTTTGTCACTGTCGAATCAGCGTCCTTCGACTTTGTACGTTCATTTTCTGTCGTAAATGCAAGTGCTGTTGCATCATGATCTTTCTCTGTACTCAGGATACGGTACAGATATACGATCTTTTTTCCTGCTACTGCTTCTGCAAATAACTGCAGTCCAAATAACTTTCCGTTCTTCACTATTGTCATCTCCTAACTAAATTTAAATGCCACTTCTAGGATTCCCATAAGAAGCGGCTGTTTCGTTGTATTATCCGGCAGGATTCTCTGTGTCGGTCTCTGCATATTCCAGGCATAGTGCGCTGTATGTTCGATAGACCTGCAGATCTTTTTGATATCTGCTAAGATACCAGATACCGTTCCTCTCTGCCGTATATTATCATGCCAGACTTTCAACGTCAGATTAGTCTCGCCGATAATCTCATTTTTTGTAGCCTGATCACTCTCGGAGCAATCCGCCAGGTAAACAAAAGGATACGGCGTGTCCTCAGGCGGTAAATCCGTGTCATACACACCAACTCCCGTATCCTCATATTTTTCTTTCAATGCCATCAAAACGGCGCTGAACAATTCCTGCTGTGGATCCATCTTATCACCTCACAAGTTTTCCCAAATCCGACTTAAATTTACCTTTCTGCTCATCAAATGCCGGACGTATATGTGGCTTTCCTTTCATGAATCTTGTTCCATATTCCTGATAACCTGCATATTCCGCTGTTGATTCAACCTCTGCGGTCATGCCGCCATCTGTAATTTCCAACATAATTGACTTTTGTAAATGATGGGTGAGCACAGGAGCTTCTTTCATAGCTTTTTTCTGCATTTCAGCCCCATTTTTCTTTACTACTGTTTTAACAGCAGACATATCCATGTTCTTAGTCAGTTTAGCCTCTAACTTTTCAAAACCAATCAGCTTTACTCCCATCACATCACCTCCGACACAACATATACCTGCTTCGTCCGAAGCTTCCTGCTGAAATCTACGCCATATGTTTTATTCCCTACGCGAATCCTGTCAAATGGCCGGTCATAATGATTCTGCAGGTGAATGGTGAGGCTGCCTTCCTTAATTCCGGAATAGACAAGCATCATCGTATTCGTACCGGTATCCATGACTGATGCAGACTTCATATCTTCCGATATCGTGTCTTCCCCGTAATTACCGGTAGCCGGATCATACTCTCCAGGGGTGAGTTTCTGGAAGTATATTGGTGTGTCATATCTCATAGGAATCTCACCTTACCTTTCTTTGATTCTTTCTGATCATCCAGATATGCCCGGATATCATCCATATATCCCGCAAAATCATTCTCCGACCAAGAAAGACTTTCTCCCTCAACACTGTGAGAGGAAAGCCCTTCCGAACCGATTCTGTTGAACCGTATGATTGACACATCCAGAATGATATAATTCATCTCTTCCGGAGGCTCTAATCCCCCGAGAAGAAAACGCAGCCTTTGCTTGGTAGCCTTCAAAATCAGCAATAGTTTATTTTCTAACTCCTCGTCTATTTCTTCCGGCAGTCCCAACAAGACTTTCAGATCTTCAATCATACGCTCCTCCTATTCTGCCGGCTCTTTATTTTCGGGCACCTTATTCTCAGATCTCTTCTTCCCGGCTTTTGGTGGTTTTTCAGCAGTATCTGTGTCGGCTGTATTGTCCGGATCCTCTTCCACCAGTTCGATCAGCGGCGTGTGCTGTTTATTGTCACTGCCGGCCAGTTCCTTGATTCTTTCCTCACTGACATCTCCTCCCTCACGAGGGAAGATATCTCCCTCGTTATAAGAGTGATCGTTATCATGGAGATCGATAAAATGTTTGATTACCTTATACATACTTCCTTACCTCCTATGCTCCTGGATTGACAGTTACAGCTACATCACCAGAACGAACAGCTTTGTAGTTCTGATCACATTCAACCAGTGTGATATGGTGCCCTGCTGTCGAAGCAATCTCTGATTCACCATCCCACTTAGACCAGTTCTTAACGTCCATGCCGTAAGTTACTGAAGTTGCGGCTGCAGCATCTTTGTATTTCCAGCAGTTTCTTGGTGACAGCAGCTGCTCTTTCACTGTCAGCTTTGTATCCCCTGCTTCTGATCCAGCCTCTGACGTTACGCTTAATGTTCCTAAGGTCTGTGTATCAGATTCGCCTACAGAAATGTATGCGATTGCATCTAAATATTCACAGAACAGACGTAAGCCCATGATTGCGTAGTTATCGGAAATCATACGGCTGTATGTTCCTTCTGAGTGGAATCCGATAAATCCTGTCTCTGAATCTGTTGTGAATCCAAGTCCAGCTTTAGCAAACTCTGAATCTCCCGGATCAACATAATATGCAATCATGTTGTTGAGCGGTGTTGCAATTACGACGTTCTGTGGAATCTCAGAAGTAACAAATACCACATCCGCTCCAAGGAAATTTGTCAGATACTTAAATCCGAATGCAGTCTGCAGTGTAATATCTGCTGCACCGAGATACTTGTACACATCCAGTGTGTTTACCCAAACAGCTACTCCGGTTGCCGTTCTCTTCATCTTCTGGAATTTAGCTACAACCATTCCGATTGCCATCGCAACAGCCATCTGCCAAGTTGTTTCATGTCCTGTAAGAGATCCGGCTTTTAACTGTGCGTAGAATTTATCAGTCACTACATTCTGCAGATCGGACTTGAACTCATCATCCGTATCCTGTACTGCCGCCTCATAACCTTTTTCCGAAATGGCTTCAAGAGATACGCCTTTACGATATTTTTCAATCTTGATCGTATCAAAAGGCTTTTCTTCTACTGTGTATCTGGACATCGGGATTTCTTCGCCTTCTCCAACATCTCCTGACTGCAGTTCACCTTTTACCGTTTTGGTCTTTAATACCGAATTGTTTTCCTTCCTGATCATTCTGGTAATTCCCAGAATATCTAACAGTGCCTTCAGGTTCTTACCAAAGGATGTGACAAAGTCAATCTCTCTGGCTTTTACCTCGATCTGCACTTCTCCTGTCAGGTTATTCGGTGCTGCAAATACCTGCAGACCTAATCTTCTAATATCATGCATGTTTCATACTTCCTTTCTTACTGAAATAATGTAATATTCTCAGCAATCAGCTTCTGTCTTTCTGACGGATTCTTCACTGCTAAGATCTGTCCTTTTGTCATTGGTGGTTTATCTCCACCGTTACCGGCTTTTGGAGGTTTTCCTTTTAAGGCATCTTTCACTGCTTTCTGGACAGCTTCTTTGTACATAGTAGAAAAGGCTTCCACTGCCGCCTTGGTTCCATCTGCATCTTCTGCTACAAGGTTCATAACCAGTTCATCTGGAATGTTGATATCCTCATCTGCCAGCATCTTACGGGCTTCTTTCGCCATGTCTGACCGGGCATTCTGACGTTTCATCTCTTTCAGTGCATCCTCCGCTTTCTTCGCCCGGTAGTTTGCTTTTTCCTCATTGGTCATCTGAGCAAGCTTTTCTGCTTCTGATACCTTATCATCCGTCAGTGTCTTCCATTTGGTCTGTGCATTTGTCACAGCCGTATTAACAGCCTTCTGGACGCGCCGGTCGAACTCTGACTGATTGCCTTCCAGTGCCAAAAACTCATCAAATGACATTGTTGTGTTGTTGTTATTTCCAGGATTTCCCCCAGCTCCGGCACCGTCCCCTCCTTCGGATCCGCCGCCGTCTCCTCCAGGCTCTGTAAATAACTGCAGGTTGCTCATTGGAATTCTCCAGTGATTATTCATGTGTTTCATCTTATCTATCCTTTCCGCCCCGCCCTATTCATTTAAGCCCAGGTCGTTGCATCTTGAATATGTAGTTTAACGACATCCCGGTCACATTAAGTTACATGATCCGGACATACTCCGGAAACTCCTCGGCAATCATACAGATGCCAATGAAAAAGGAATCCACCAGAGTTTTCGACTTCTCTGATAGATTCCCATACTTTATATCCACCCTCCCGGGAGATATCTCATATTCAATTTTATCGTCTGTCAGGTCCTTTATGGACTTGATCAGTGTCTGTGCAAGTGCTGTTACACCGGCACAGACGATATCTGATCCGGAAACAGCATAATTTGCATGTCCGGATGTCTTTATTTCATCCTTGCGGACGGTTACTTCAATCAAATTGCATCTATCCTTTCCGAGAAAAATGAGTATAAAAATACCACCAATCATTATGATCAGTGGCTTTTCTAAATAAACGGTATCATATCTTTTACATCTTTCAATGTTTTCTTGGCTTTCTCAATCAATGAATTTTCAAATAAATACTCTATTCCCTTTGGAGTGATAATAGCTTCTTGCAAATCACCAAAAATTACTCCTTCTTTTGTATGATTAACCCTAATCCCTTTAATATACTCTTCGTTAATCAAGCTTAAAAGAATGTATATCCAATAATTTTCCGGGATATTGTACGTCGATGCAACTAAATACTCAGCTTCTGGTTTTTCGCCTTTTTTCAGGCAATCATAAAGGTACTTTAAAACTCGGTATACAATCACAAAATAATCATTTTGAGCCATTTATCTCACTTCCTTACTCTTGAAGTAATTTACACTTATTCTACAAACTCTGGCAATTCTTTTTTCAGCTTTAATGATTTTTTAATATCTCTCACATATGCTTTATATGAGCCTTCTCCGTATTCCAGCTCCATATATCCATCAGGAGTACGACCGAACATTTTGTAGTAATCGTCATATAGCTTTTCCAGCTCTTGTGTCATTTTTCCATACCACATTACTTCATATCCATTCTACTCATTTTAACTAGTGACACTTATTTCTGATATAAATATCCGTTTTCATACAGATAATCATTTTCTTCTACAGTTAAAACCGAGAATGGATTTACCCAAGTATCGTCTTCTTCTATCGGTCCATCATATTTATACTCTGATGGAATGAATCCCAGTTTTTTGCATATTCTTTCATATTCTTTATCAACTGCCATATCAAAGCACCTCCAAAGACATTCCAGCATCGCTACTTTTGAATTGGTTCAATTCCTGGCAGGCAGCCGTGATTCACTATATAATTCATTTCTTCATTAGTCAATACTTTAAAGGGGCTTTCCCATGAATCATCCTCTGTATTGAACTCCGGAATTGCAATATCTTTAGGTTCACAACCCAATTTATCGCATATTCTTTTATACACTTCATCCATGCTACCACACCTCCAAATACACTCCTGCTTGTTCTAGCCATGTTCTTACTTCTTTATCATACCCTTGCGTTTCCATCCGGTCAAGGGCAAATCCAGCATTCACAGAATTGAATTTATTCTTATCTACCCAATATTTGTACACCTTACCGTCATGACAAGCTACCAGTCCAAAATTGTACCCTCGTTTCACACAAGTCATCAAATCTGCAAGACTCGGAACGCTGCTACCTGGATGATTATGTATTGCGATAATCGTTTCTGGCTCCGATTCTTCCAGCAACTGCTTCATTTGTTTATTCATATTTGCCTTGCTCTCTACATCATAGTCTTTGTTCACTGCATATTTCCCATTGACTACATTGATAAATGCCAAATCTTCAAACTTTGTACCAGATCTATGACTTAGCATATCCTTGGAAATGTTCCATGCTCTACGATTCACCTTTGAATTGCCGGATACCTGATTGAATTTCTTTCGGTACTCCGAAGACGTAAGAAGTGATTTCTTCACAACTGTATCAGCATATTTATATTTCTTTTTACTTTCTTCGCTTTCCCTTGAAGCCTTCCAATCTTCGAAATTCAATCCATGTTCCTGATAGCTGTTTATCCACTCCTCATAAGCCTCATTATCCATATATGCGGCTGTGCTGCAATGACAGTTCGGATGCATTGGCGGAGCATTCTCACCGGGCATCATATCATCTACCTTGAAATGCTTATCGTCCAGCCCTTTGCAAATCGGACATACATCGCCTTTTGTGCATGCAACATACACATACTCATCAAAACCGTTACGGATAAAAGACTGCTTCTGAGCCTCTGTCTGCACTCTTGCAAGCTCTGTTACCATGAGTCGTTCAGCATTATAGGCTGATACTCCAAAACGCTTCGTTAGATGTCTAGCGAGTTTACGCGGATTCTCTCCTTTAATCAGTCCAGATGCAAGCAGTCCTTCCAACTCTGCTTTGAGCATACCATGGTACATCCAAATACGGTCTGAATATGTGGCATTTTTGAACGATGCATTCACAATTGCATGAGCATACTTTTCGTTTTTCATAATACTCTTTCCAAGGATCCCCGCCTGCCTCCGGAATTCATCCAGTGTTCTCTTTGTCAGTTTCTTATCGAAATACTTTTGAAGATCATCAAAGCCTGATACCATCTCCAGGCCAATGTTCGCCTTCAGGAGCTCTAGCCGATTCACTTTCATAGTCAGGTTGTAGATCCGCATCTCTTCATTCGCTTCATCCGAGAAATCTTTCTTTGCCACGTACTTCTTTGCCTTTCTGGCATAGGCATCGATGTCAAGCTTATCTGCGCGCTTTTTGGCTTCTGCCATCGTAATGCCTTCTTTTTTGGCATATCTGGCATAGAACCCATTTATTTCCTTTGTGATTTCATCTATCATGGATTGATAGATTTCCTGAATCTGGCGGTTATACTCTTCTTCGTCTATGATATTATGTTTCTTTGCTTCCGTTTCCCGGTTCTTCCAGTACTCCTGGCTTGCCATCACCCGCACCTCCGAACATTTGTGTCATAACAGGATCTGTCTTGGCTTTTTCCTGTTCGCTCTCGATTTTTTCCATCTCATTCTGCACATTATCCACGACAGACAGTACACCAAGCTGTGTCTCTTGTGATACGATTCCATCCAAGTTGCCGGCGATCTGACTCTCTTCCAGTACATTCGATGGAATATTCGGGGTGAAATGGTAATGCAGTTTCACCCAGTCATCTTCTTTCATTCCAGATACTGGATTGGAAAAGATCAACTTGTACCGTCGATTCATTCCGGACGTAAACTTTCTCTCCTTCGTCTTGGCCAGATTGCTCATTCCCTGCAGCTTGTACTTCATAGCAATGCCAGAGCTTGTACCGAAATTCTCATCTGAGATATTCGCAACCATACTGATCTGGAATATCAATTTCTCCAAGCGATCAATCAAGTTCTCCTGTGTGGTATCTCCGTTTGGTTTCTGCAGAAAATCAACTATAACAGTATCGGCGTCTCCTTCCAGATTAATAATCCTTTTATCGCGGATATGCTCTAAATCATCATCATCCAGCCTGCTTCCAAGCACTTTCATGTACGCGTCCGCAAAATAATCTACATCATTTGCCTTCTCGCTGATTGCTTTGTTATAAGCGTCAATCATCGAGATTGCCGGTTCAAAGATACATGTGCGTTCCTTGTTCTCCACATACTCTGTAGCTGGCACCCCGTCAAATCCATGTATCTTTTCTTCTTCCTCCCAGATAAGCTTTCCCTTCTGGGTGAACCAACGTACCTTCTCCGCATCGGATACACTACCGTGCAAAACGTCATTCGAATCTATGTACAGTCGAACAAAGTATCGTTCTCTGCACAATACCGAATCATCATAGATCATAAAAGCATCAAACGGTGTCAGATATGTAATCCCGATATTTCCCAGTTCATCCACGTAATACATCTCGTATCCTTTTCCGTAAATGCAACAGATCTTCGACAGCTCCGCATTGTTATCGTCCTGATCATTGTACTGATCCAGGAGCTCCACATATTTTTTGATGTTGCCTGCAGCATCATCATCCACAGATATCTTAATTGGATTCCCGATAAAATATCCGTTAAATGTATCCACCATATATTTTGCAAAGTTCACAGCAATACGATTGTCTGGTTTATAATCCGGCTTCGGCTTCTGGTGAAAAATCTGGTAGTCTGTTTCATACGCATCTTTCAGATGTTTGAACCGAAAGGCGCACTCTGCATTATGTTTTGCTATGAATTCATTCAATTTGTTATCTGTCAGCTCTTCCTCTGACGGCAATCGAAATAACACTTTATAGTCCTCCTTTCAGGTTTCTATTTAAACGAGGTTTATCCCCAAAGATTGTATATACAAAGTATCTTACTGCGTCCATTGCATGGTCATATTGTTTTATCGGCTTATCTTCCCCTCGTTCAGCGGCCTTTGCATCCCAAATGTACGATGCGAACTCTTTGATTGTGTTTTGGCAAACATTGGAAAAGATAATTTTAATCAAATTCAACTTTGTGGACACCAGTCTGATACCATCTTCTACATCGTTCTTTGCTTTTATTACTCTAAATCCTCTTTTTCTCAACTCAGCAATAAATGAAGCTGCTGTCGGATCGACGATAACGGCTTTAATCTCTGTTCCATCCAGCCAGCTTTCTAAATCTTTTGCATATTCTGCATCTGTCTTTTGCCTTCCTTTGTCTCGTCCAGAGTAATAGTATTCTCTGGTGCAGTACCAAACACCGTCTGTTCCTTTGTTCCACAGCAGAAAAACTGTGGCATTCTGTGTTCCGTAATCGCAACTAACGTATCTATTGCTATTTATCAGCTTTGTTTGGAATGCATTCGGATCTTCCACATGCTTTTCATTATCGAACATGTCATAGATAACACCTTCTGCCATCGCCCACAGGCCGAGAATGTAACGCTTGTAGAATACTCCTCTGTATGTATTCCGGTATCTTTCTTTGATCTTTTCACTGAGGCTCAGGTTATCGTCCATTACGAAATGTGCGTATAGGATATTCTTGACCGGTTCATCTTTCGCCCTTAACTCTGCTGCCCGTTCTTTTCCAATGTATCCAACGGCTCTGTCTATCCAATTGACCTTAAACCAATGGTAAGGTCCGGAAGGGTTGCAGTTAAACCAGAACTTCGATCCATCTACCGAACATCGGCCAGTAGCCTGATTCACAAAACTTTCCGGCATAAGCGCCACTTCATCAAAGAAGACTCCTGCCAGTGTGATTCCCTGTATCAGGTCCTGGGAGCTTTCGTCCCTTCCACCGAATATGTAGAAGTTATTGGTCGTTTTTCCTCTTGTGATCACTATCAGGTTGTCGGCTCTGTGGTCTACCACACCGTAGCCTCTTGCCTTTAGCATGAGTTTTAGCCAAAACAGTACATTCCTTCGAAATGATCCGATGGTTTTCCCGCACATGGCGAAATTCTGTCCGTTGAACGTTTCCATCGCCCACATCACGTAGGATAGCGACATACATACTGTCTTTCCCGATCGGATAGCTCCATCTGCTATAATCCCATCGTAATCTTTTACGGGCGACGTCGCACACCACCATGTCAGCACCTGTTTCTGCTTTTTTGAGAACGGTTTGAACTTGAATATTTGGTTATATACTGTCTGCAGACGGCTTTTCTTCATATCTTGGATCTTTTTCTTCAGATTTGTGATCTTTTCATACATCCTGATCACCCCAAACTTCTGAAGCTGTAGCGTTCATGGCATCCATGAATCCGTCGTCCGCTGTTTCATGCGATCCTCCATCCTGTTTCATGATCTGGAGTTCTAACTGCATCGTAGCAAGTTCTAACTTGGCATCATCGTAGCCAAACTTATGGATAGTTTCGATTGCTTTCTGTTTCTTGGCCTGTACCCTCGTGAGTGCATCTTCTATCTGCTGTATCTGTCCAAGTATTCCGGCATATTCTTTTAGTTCTGTACAGTCTCCTTTTTCCAGTCCATCGGTGTATTTTACTACCGTCATCCCCGGTGGCGACTTCTCATCCTCGTTTTGCTGTGTTTCAGCATTTTTCAATGCTTCTATTCGGTGCAACATGCGGTATTCACGAACCGTAAGTAGCTGTATTTCTTGTAAAAGCAGTTGCTCTTTGTCGAGTCCAATCGTCTCGGCCAGCTGCAGTTCTTCCGGATTCAGGGTATCAAAAAAGAGAGTTTCGAACTCTCCTGTCTTAACTGCATTCTTGTTTCCCAGCGGTCCTGTCCCGCCATGTCCTTTGGCATTTTTGTTCCCCGGCTGACCGCCTCTTTTTTTCGCAACGTTGCGTTTTTTCTTTTGCAACGTTGCATTATCCCAGCACTGTCTGTTCTTCCAGCTCCGGACTGTCCCAACCGGAACATCCAGTTTCTTAGCAATCTCAATTAATTTCATCCCTTTGTCATATAATTCTTTTGCTTCAACAGCCCTCTGATCAGGTGCTCTTGCCACGCCTCACCACCCCTCATTCATTTCGTTTTTGATTTTTATCTTTCAACAATCTCGTTTTATCTTTTATTTTCACGTAAAAAGGTGGCAGCATCATCTGCTGCCACCTTCAGGGTGAATATGTCCTTTTCAATTTTCGGACAATATCATAATAACACACTTTTATGTGCCGTGAGTGGTGATGTTTTGTGTGTTTTATATTTTTTTTGACATCAACCAGTAAAATTTCCTCCTTGCTCTGTAATATTTCTGATTCCCGCACGGGAGCCCTTTGGCATCCCGAAGGTATATGTAAGTCGCATAATCTGTGGTAACCCCTTCTAATAACCACTGATAGATATCTGCATCCGCCTCTATTGCTGTCTGCTCGATTCGTTCACATTTTTCCTGTAGCTCCGCACGTTTGATAGCCAGGCATTCTGTAGCCGATGCCTGGCTTGGACTCCCCTTTCCTTCTTGGCCATATTGTATTGCTTTCACAGTATCTGTCATATTTTCAAGTTCTTCCCGCCATTCCGGATATTGTAAGCAATGATGTATGACCTCCAGATACCTGTGTTTGCTGATTCCATATTTATCTTTATTGATCGGTCTTCTCTTCAACTCTATACTTCCTCCCCGTCCGCCTGTCCTTGATTGTTATGATATCAAATCCAAACAAACTTGCTATGTCTTGCAGATCGGTCAGTGCCCTGCGCATATGGTAGGGCATCTGGTTGTGTCTGCGCAACGCCCTTTCTGCTGTCGGATCCTGATAACCTTCATGATTCATGGTTCTCCTTTCTGTGCGATATCGCACACATGTTTTTTACCACAGCGCTTTCTTGCGCTTCCTCCCCTTTACAAATACTGTGCATTCTTCCGGCTTACAGCCTCTGCTGTGTCCTGCAACTGCGATATAGTTACAGCGTCCCATTCCGGTTCTCCCTGACCTGTAGACGCATTTCTTACACAGGTGTCTGTCTTTATTCGGAGACTCCTTAACTTCTTTTGCCACGGCCTCTCCTTTCTCCTCCGGCCGATGCCGGAGGGAATTCTATGTTGACTGGTTATTCGTGATACAATGCCAGTTGGTGCTATTCTTTATATTTTTCTTCTATCTTCCGGAGCTGCTCTACGTGCCACAGTACTCTCTTCTTGTCCCACCATTTTTCCATCTCCTTTGCTGTGTGTAGGACGCATGGGAAAATTACAGGGTGCAGGAATGCTGTTAGCCATATCCCGATGATCATGTTTCGTGTCATCTGCCTGCTCCTTTCATGAATTGGTTGTACATCC